AGTTGGTTTCCAATGAGAGCTATAAGGCGTATGCAAAAAGAGAGATATGCTGAATTAGGATATGACTATAATCCTAGTTTTACTGACTATACTAGTAGTAATATAGATATTGAAAACTGGAGTTAAATGCCTTTAGATAGCGACAAATTGTACGACAAAATAGATTATCTAAGAATGCTTAACAAAGATTCTATAATCGACAGGTCAAGAATTAGAGACATTATGAATGGTGGAGAATCTGCTGTAAGAGCATTACTAGGTAATACAATAAATGTCGAATATCATGAATTACCTGCACCGAATTTATTTCTTACAGCTTTGGAAAGGTTTGCACAAAAACTTGGAAGAAGTCCAGATTTAAAAGTAGATATACTTAATGAAAAAGATTCTGAGAGAGCAAAAAAGAAATCAGAAAAATTAGAACGAATTGTCATGGCTTATGACAAATATCAAAAATTAAATATGCAATTACCACAAATTGGTAGATGGCTACCAGGTTATGGTTTTGTAGTTTGGACAATATCACACAGAAGAGATAAAGAAGGTAATCCATATCCATATGCAGAAATTAGAGACCCTTTTACTTGTTACCCTGGTTACTTCGGTAACGACCAACAACCTAAAGAATTAGCAATAATAACTAGAGTTCCTCACAAAATACTTGCAGAACAATATCCTGATGCAAAAAACTTTATTTATGAAACCCCAGAAAAAGAAGAACCTTCACCATATGGTGTAATGATGGATTATGGCGATAGATTTAATAATTGGGCAGGTTCTAATGGTGATGGGAAAATAGTTGTTGAGTACAAAGATTCAGAGGGAACTTATGTATTTTTACCTGAAAACAAAAAAATTATTGATTACATGGAAAATCCTTTGGAATCAGGACCATGTTTTGTTATAGCTAAAAGATATAGCTTTGACCAATTACAAAGTCAATTCCAACACATTACAGGTCTTATGGCAAACATGGCAAAGATAAA